GGTTTGCTACCCCGCTCGACGCGTGGCACCTCGCCCAGAATTTCGCGGCTGGAGCTCGTCCGGTTCTGAACGCTTCGTTCATTCAGCCGACCCCGCCTATTTCGCGGGTGATGCAGGTGGCTACGATGAACGGTCAGCAGTTCCTGGTGGACATGATGTTCGAGAACCGGATGGTTCGGGCGATGCCGATGTTTTCGATCCCTGGTGTTGGTCCCGGGAGGGTGTAGGTGATCCCGGCCGTCGTTGGTGGCGCGCTGATTGGCGCGGCCGGTTCTGCTCTTGGTGGTATTTGGTCCGCTCGGGAGGCGGCCAAGAATCGCGAGTTTCAGGAGCGGATGAGCTCGACGGCTATGACGCGTCAAGCGGTGGACCTGCGGAATGCAGGGATTAATCCTCTCCTGGCGGGGAGGATGGGCGGCGCGAGCTCGCCCGGAGGGGCGGTTGGGCAGGCGCCGGATTTTGCTCAAGGCGCTGCTCATGGTGCTTCGACGGCCTTGGCTGCTCGGTTGCAGCGGGCCCAGATTAGCCTGGTGGAGGCGCAAGCCGATCAGGCGGGGGCCCAGGCCGGTCTTTCTCGTACTCAGGCGGCCGACATCAGTAACACGGCGGCCGCCGGTCGTTTGGATTTGATTTCGATTCAGCGTGACCTGGCTAACCAGGAGTTCACGCGGATTCAAGAGTCTTGGGATTCGATCATCGCCCGTGCGAAAGCCGAGGTTGAACAGTTGGTGTCCTCGGCGTCTGGTGCTCGAGCGCGTGCCGCGCTCGATCAGGCGGATTTGAAGCGGGCGGAGAATCTCCAGCAGCTGCAAGAGCAGCTGCAGAAGTTGGGACCTATCGGTCCCTGGGTGAACGTTCTTCTGGAATACTTCCAGCGTCACGGAGTGAGGCCATGAAGGAATGGTTCGACATTTCGGTTCCGGGGTACGACCAGAAGGCGGCTTCGGACGCCACGTCGTACCACTGTGACCCGGAGTCGATCACGCAACAGCATCTGCGTGAGGATGCTGATGTTAATGTGATCGTTCGCCGGTTCGGTTTGACTGGGCAGATTCCGTTGGTGGCTGCCCAGGGTGTTTTCGGTGATTTCACTGGGATTGCGTCCTATGAGGACGCGTTGGCGGCAGTGGAGCGCGCGGATCGCGCTTTTATGACGCTGCCGCCGGAGGTCCGGGAGAGGTATGACAACGATCCCGGGAAGCTGCTTGCAGCTGCTCAGGAGGGCTCTCCTGGTGGTTTGGACGGCTTGGTCCGTCCTGAGCCGCCTGAGGCGGCTGCTGTGCCTCCTGGAGGCCAGATTCCGTTGGTATAACGGCGCGACGGGAGCAGCTTGCTGCGACCATAGGCGCCGTGAGGCGGCCCCTTCGGGGGCCGCTTTTTTTTGTCTACTGTCCGGCAGGACTTTTACGTTTCTCGTTGCTTTCGTTTTAGCCCCGCAGGGTGAGCGGTGCGCGCGCGCGCGCGCGATCAGCGAAGCGATATCGCGCGCGCGCGCGCGGTGCGGTTTATTACTTTAGTTCTATAGTCTGCCATTCGGGCAGGTTTTGTCCCCCCTGGTGGAGGGGGGTAGGGGGGTCGAGGCACACATGATGTCTTGGTATATGTGTGCTGAGTGACCCCAGCTGCATTGACTGCCTGGGGTCGCTCTTTTAGGTTGGATCTGTTCACTGTCCACTCGGGTGGACAGAATATGTATTATACGAAGTTTCGGTTTCCCTTCGGCTAGGGGGTTCTCATGCGTCGCGCTGTCAACAAGCGCAAGTCTGCTCGGTCGTTTCGTTCGCAGGTAGGTAAGACGCGCGGTATCAACATCGCGCGCCCCGGACGGGGCGGTTTCCGTCTGTGAGTTGCTACCGTCCCCTCCCTGCCCATCGCGATCGGCAGGGGGGGGCGGTTCGTATAGGGTATAAGGATGATGCCGACCCCGGGGATAAGCTGGAGCTCCCGTGTGGTCGGTGCATCGGTTGTCGGTTGGATCGTGCTCGCACCTGGTCGGTGCGGATCTCGCACGAGGCCTCTCTGTATGATTCCAACCTGTTTGTGACGCTGGACTATGCTCCGAAGCATCTGCCAGCGTCTTTGTCTCTGGAGTATCCAGATTTTCAGTGGTTCATGAAGCGTCTCCGAAAGGAGCTCGACGGCGCTTCTGTTGCTCCGGACGGCCGGCGGCCGATCCGGTTTTTTTGTGCCGGTGAGTATGGTTCGAAGTTCCAGCGTCCTCACTGGCATGCGATTCTGTTCAATCTTCGGATGGAGGATCGTGTTCGGTTCCAGAATGGAACCTATCGGTCTGAGCTCCTGGAGACGTTGTGGGGGAAAGGCAATGCCGTTATTGGGGAGGTAACTCCCCGTTCGGCCGCTTATGTGGCCGGATATACTCTTTCGAAGGTGTATGGCCGCCCGGAGGCTTATGAGGACGTGGTCAACTTACGTACTGGCGAGCTTTCGGCTCGGCGGCCTGAATTTGTGGTTATGTCGCGCCGGCCAGGTATTGGATTCTGGTGGTGGAAGCGGTATGCGGCAGATCTGTTTCCTGCGGATCACGCTATTCAAGAGGGAAAGGCTTACAAAGTCCCTCGGTACTATTGGAATCGTTTTCGGGAGGAAGGGGATCCTTCTGTCGTGGAGGAGGTTGCCTATCGTCGATTTCTAAGGGCGCGGGCAGTGCCTGCTAGCGAGAGCTCAGATGAACGGCGAGCTGTTCGTGAGGAAGTGACCGAGGCTAGGTCGAAGTTGTATGGCGAGCGTTCACATTAGTGAGGTTTTACGGGCCGTTTGGCCCCCCCTCAGGAGGCGGAGTGTGATTATCTATTCAATGCTGGATCGGAAGCTGAAGGAGTTCGGCGCGCTGGTGTGTGCGAACAATGATGAGGCGGTGAAGCGCGCTCTGCGGGATGCGGTAAAGCAGGGTCCGTCTCTGATGTCTGAGCATCCCGATGACTTCGACCTGGTGCGTGTCGGTGAATTCGACGTGGAGACGGGGGTCATCCGGGTGACGGATGTTCCTACGCTGGTGGATTCCGTTTCAACGATCATCGGCAAGCCGATCCCCTACGAGCTCACGGAGCTCGGTAAGTCCATCCCTCGCGGTTGACCTGGAGGTAAGTCATGGCTGGACCTGGAGGCGGTTACGCGAACAATAAGTTCCGAAGCGTGGACGCTTCGCGGTTCGCGATGGTTCCGCGGGTGGACATTCCGCGGAGTGCGTTCGATGTGACGCACATGCACAAGACGACGATGGACGCGGGGTTTTTGATCCCGATTTACCTGGAGGAAGTGCTCCCGGGTGATTCGATGCGTCTCAAGATGACGGCGTTCTGCAGGGCTGCGACCCCGCTTACGCCGATCATGGATAACCTGTTCGCGAACGTGTTCTTTTTCTTCGTTCCGAATCGGCTGGTGTGGTCGAACTGGGAGAGGTTCATGGGCGAGCAGGATTCGCCCTCGGATACGACCCAGTTCCTGATTCCGCAGGTGGTGCCGACTCAGGGTGATTTGATTGTCGAGTCGAACTACGACTATTGGGGGATCACCCTGATGGCCGCGAATTCGATTTCCATCTCTGCGCTTCCGTTCCGTGCTCAACGGTTGATCTGGAACGATTGGTTCCGGGATGAGGACCTGTCCGCGCCTCTGTCGGTGCAGATGGGCGACGGCCCGGACACGGTCGCGGACTACACTCTCCCCTATGCCCGTATGAAGAAGCGGGATTATTTCACGAGTGCGAGGCCATGGCCGCAAAAGCCGATCAACATGGGTTCCATGGGAGACATCACTGGTCTGTCTACGACCTATACGACGGCTCCCGGGATGGTGATGAACACGCGTCAGACGCTGGGTTCTTGGACGGCTCGCGGTATTGGAGCTCCGGTGACGGGTCTGGGTGTGGCGGTTGGGAATACTCCGACCGCAGGGAACCAGACCATTCAGGAGTCGGGAGGGCGGGCGTACATGTACGACCCGACCTACAACACGACGGTGGACCAGGTGTTCATGGCGGCCACGACGGCGGGTAACACGCCGGACGTTCGGGTGCTGATTAATGACATTCGGACGGCGAACCTCGTTCAGCTGGTGCTGGAGCGGAACGCTCGTGGTGGGACGCGCTATTCGGAGCTCGTGCGGTCTCACTTCGGGGTTATTGCCACGGATGCTCGGTTGCAGCGGCCTGAGTACC